TAGTTACAGATGTGCAAGATACCAACCGTCGAAAGAAACGGGCTGGTAATGCTTCTAATGCCGGTATTTCCCGTCTCAAGATTTCGAGCGGTGCCAATGTCGGTGGATCAGGTGGTAGCGGCGTAAGCGTAGCTACTCCTGTTTAATAAGGAAACCTGATGGAGAAACAACTGGATAAATCGCATTCAGTTGCCCATCGCTACGGTCAGCTAGAGTCGAACCGACACACGTACCTAGAGCGTGCTCGTCGGGCAGCAGAGCTTACAATCCCAACCCTAGTCCCTAAGCAGGGGCATAGTGCGTCTACGGTTTATCCGCAGCCGTTCCAGTCGGTTGGTGCCAGAGGTGTAAACAATCTGGCTAGTAAGCTTATGCTGGCTCTATTTCCCCCTAACAGTCCTTTCTTCCGGCTTACGGTAAGCGAGTCTGATCTGGGCGGCATTGATAAGAGCCAACACGGCAAGGTAGACGCTGCCTTAGCCCGTATTGAGCGGAACATTATGAGTGACTTGGAGTCCCAAGCTGCTCGTGTGCCGATCTTTGAGGCTCTTAAGCAACTAATCGTAGCTGGCAATGTATTGCTTTATAGTCCCCTCGACAAGTCCGGTATGCGTGTCTTCCGGCTCGACCGATATGTCGTTAAACGCGATGTTATGGGGAACCCCCTAGAACTAATCATTAAGGAAGATGTAAGTCCCTTAATGCTCCCTGAGGTAGTCCGAGCACTCCTTACAGATCCCCTAGACAAAGGCGATAAGAGCTATGCGCTTTATACCTACGTCAAGCGGACTGCCAAGAAGTGGGAAACCTATCAGGAAATTGAAGGTATTAAAGTCCCCGATTCTGAGGGCGAATACCCCCTAGACAAGTGTCCTTACCAAGCCCTACGTCTCACCCGCATTGATGGTGAAGACTATGGCCGAGGCTTTGTCGAGGAATACATTGGTGACCTTTCGTCCCTTGAAGGACTACAGCAAGCTATTGTTGAAGGCTCTGCGGCTGCTGCCAAAATTCTATTCCTAGTCCGTCCTAATGGGACAACTAAGATTCGCACCATTGCCAATTCACCTAACGGTGCCATTGTGCAAGGCGATAAGAACGATGTGTCGGTGCTCCAGCTTGAGAAGTTCAACGACTTCCGAGTAGCTCAGGATACCGCCTCAACAATTACTGATCGTCTGTCCTTTGCTTTCATGCTCAACTCGGCTGTTCAGCGTAATGCTGACCGAGTAACGGCAGAAGAAGTCAGGTTCATGGCACAGGAGCTAGAGACCTCTTTGGGTGGAGTCTATTCGATTCTCAGCCAAGAGCTACAGCTTCCTTTGATCAAGATCCTACTCTTCCGTATGGAAAAGCAGAAGCGTCTTCCAGTATTCCCTAAGGATGTGGTTAAGCCTCAGATCGTAACGGGTATGGAAGCCCTTGGTCGTGGACAAGACCTCAACAAACTAGCCCAGTTCTTGAAGTTCCTAGAGCCTCTTGGCCCTCAGGTCATTGCCCAAGAACTGAACATTAACGACTACATCGACCGTCTGGGAGCCTCTTTGGGTCTCGAGACTAATGGTCTTGTAAAGACACCTGAGCAGAAGCAAGCTGAACTACAAGCTGCTCAACAGGCGCAACAAGCCCAAATGATGCAGGAAAGCATGAAGAACATTGCTGAGAGTGCTGCACCTCAAGTCATTGGTAAGGGTATGGAGAACATTGACCCTACAGCCGTGACGCAGATGATCTCTCAGATGCGAGGCGGCTGATTAACAACTGTTTGGAGACAGAATGAGCACAGAAACGATTAACACTTATCAGGGAGAACCTACCGAGGACGCAGCCCATACCGCTGCAATGCTGGATAAAGCTAATCAGCTAGATGCTGCTAGTGATCCGGCTCGTCCAGAGTGGCTCCCTGAGAAGTTCAAGAATGTTGAAGACTTCGTAAAGTCCTATAAGGAACTCGAAACCAAGCTGCATACCCCTAAGGATGAGCCTACAGGTGAACCTCAGGGTGACCCACAAGGCGATCCCGCAGCTGACCCTACGGCTACCAGCCAAGAGGATGTCAGTAACTTCTTGAACGAGAACGGTATTGACTATTTTGCCTTGTCCCAAGAGTACGCTGATAACGGCTCTTTATCGGACGAAGCATATGAAAGTCTGGCTAAGGTTGGTATCCCGAAGTACATCGTGGATTCTTACATCGAAGGTCAGACAGCAATTACCCAGCAAATCCGTGGCCGAGCCTATGACATCGTAGGTGGTGAACAGGAATACGGCGCAATGGTTCGTTGGGCGCAAGCCAATCTTTCACAAGGAGAGCTTGACTCGTTCAATGCAGCACTAGATACAAGAGATGTAGACCAAGCCATGTTTGCAATTAAAGGTTTGGCTTCGCAATACCGATCTGATGTGGGCAAATCGCCCCAGCTGGTTACAGGTGAGACTGGCGGCAATTCAGCAGGGGCTTTCCAGTCCTTGGCAGAGCTGACTCAGGCAATGGCTGACCCTAGGTATGCGAAAGACCCTGCTTATCGTCAAGCGGTAGGAGAGAAACTTCGCCGTTCGACGGTTCTGTAACAGGCTGTCTCCAACTCTTTTTAGGGAGGTCTTCGGGCCTCCCTTTTTTATTTCTCAAAACACCAGAAACACGTAGTAGCTAAGACAAAGACCTGACCCCGCTGCGGCGGGACAATCTCGTTCCGAGGCTTTGCGAATGTGACCTTTGGCCGAGAGAAGAACTCACCAAATCTCATTTTTCACAATCCCAAAAGGAACCTAAATAATGGCTTTCCCGACCGATCAAACTGTATCGCGTCTTGGTCAAGTAAACGCCACCGGCGATGACCGCGACTTGTTTCTCAAGCTCTATGCTGGCGAAGTTCTGACTGCATTTGAGCACACCAATATTGCTATGCCCCTGCACCGTGTTCGCACGATCAGTAAGGGTAAGTCGGCATCGTTCCCGCTGACTGGCTATGCAAACGCCAAGTACCACACCCCAGGTCAACTGATCCAAGCTGATGCTGTTAAGCACGGTGAGCGTGTGGTTACTGTTGACGACCTGTTGATCTCTTCGCAGTTCGTTGCAAACATTGACGAAGCTATGAACCACTATGATGTGCGTTCGATCTATTCGGCTGAAGCTGGTATGGCTCTGGCTCGTCAAGCTGACCGTAACATCTTCCGTACCGTTGCTAAGGCTGCTTTCATTACTGATGGCACCAAGGCCGCTGCTGAATTCGGTTCGGCATTCGATGATGAAGTCTACACTTCGAACCAAACTATTGGTACGCTGGCCGCTGATGCAACCGATCCGCAAAAGATCGTGGCTGCTATCTACGGTGCTGTCCAAGAGTTCGTGAAGAAGAACGTACCTTACGAGAATGCTGTCTGTGTTCTGGCTCCGGAACAATACTACGCTCTGCTGAACGTATCGGACATCACTAAGGCTTCGTGGCTACACGTTGACGTTGGTGGTGCTGGTTCGACCGCGCAAGCTGTTGTGCCGATGGTTGCTGGTATCAAGGTTATGGTTTCGAACCATCTCCCACAGACCGACCAATCGACAACGCTGTCGGATGGTGACCAAGCTCCGATCACGACTAGCCGTGCTGGTAAGTACAAGGCTAACTTCGGCAAGGTGAAGGGTCTGATCTTCACGCCGGACGCTGCTGCTACCGTTAAGCTGTTCGACCTTGGTGTTGAATCCGAGTACCAAATCGAGCGTCAGGGCACCCTGATGGTCGCTAAGTACGCTATGGGTCACAACATCCTGCGTCCTGCTTGCGCTCAAGCTCTGCTGGCCGTTTAAGTAGTAAACCTAAAGGGGTAGTCTCAGAAATGGGACTCCCCTTTTTTTTCGAGGTTGTCCTATGTTAGCCCCTACTACTAAGCTAGAGGCGGTCAATACGATGCTGTCGGCCATTGGCGATAGCCCCGTAAACTCCCTTGCTTCTGGCCTTGTTGATGCCGAACTGGCTGAAAAGATCCTTGATGCAACGAGCCGTGAAGTTCAGTCTAAGGGCTGGCACTTCAACCGTGAATTCAAGTTCAGAATTACCCCTACTGCCGAGGGTCTCATTGTCCTTCCGACTAACTGTCTGAAGGTTGATGGTATCGAGCAGACCGCTGACCAAGATCTGGTACAGCGAGGCAATAAACTATACAACCGCCGTAGTCATACCTTCGCCATTAATATCTCTGTTGAGGTGGATATGGTTGTCCTTTTGGACTACGAAGAACTCCCCGAAGCTGCCCGAAATTACATCATGGTACGGGCTGCACGTATCTTTCAGAACCGTACAGTTGGCTCTGAAACCCTCAATGGCTTTGAGGTCAATGACGAGAACGTGGCTTGGGTAGAACTTCTGGATATGGAAGGCGAGACTGCGGACTACACGATTTTCGATAACTCCAGCGTTCAGCGAGTCCTAGACCGGAACATTGGAACGTCTATTAAGAGAGGGTAAGACCTATGCCTTTGATCTCTCAGTCGATCCCTAATCTCATCAATGGCGTATCTCAGCAACCACCTTCGCTGCGCTTAAAGACCCAAGCTGAGGATCAGGTAAATGGTCTGTCTTCTGTGGTGGAAGGGCTTAAGAAACGCCCTTGTACTGAACACGTAGCAAAACTGAATATCACAGGGATTGATGATGCGTTCATTCACACCATCCGTCGAGATGAAAACGAGTTCTATACCGTAGTCATTATTAACGGTGTCCTTCGGGTATTTGATAGGAACGGCATAGAGAAGACCGTAAACGGCTCTACGTCATACCTAAATGGTCTAACCACACCGTCTACCCAGATCACCGCTACGTCTGTGGCTGACTACACATTCATTGCCAACAAGACCAAGGTAGTGGGTAAGGCTGCAACACTCAGTCCTATTCGTCCCTATGAAGCAATGGTGTATGTCAAGCAGGGTGACTATAAGACTGACTACATGGTAACTGTACGTAATACTTCCGGTGGTGTAATTGCTTCGGCTTCCAAGCAGACGGCTGATGCCTCTGTCTCGGCTAACCAAGCAGACATTCGTACCAATAAGATTGCTGAAGACCTCTTTAATGGCCTATCGCTTCCTGCGGGTTTCTCAAAGGAACTTATTGGTAGCGTCATCTACATCTCTAGTACAAGCCAAGACTTTAATGTAGGCACCACAGACTCCCGTGGTGATACCTTCCTGCTGGCCTTTAAGGGTCAAGCCGCTGACTTCAATAAGCTGCCACCTAAAGGTAAGCTAGGGTTCACCATTAAGGTAATGGGGGATACCGAGCAGAAGCAGGATGACTACTATGTCTCCCTCCAAGATATTACCGGCAATGGTACGTATGTCTGGCAAGAGACGATTGCTGACGGTATTGAGACTGAACTAGATAAGTACACAATGCCTCACAAGCTAGTCCGTGAAGCAGATGGGACGTTTACCTTCTCCCCTATTGACTGGGATGCCCGTCAAGTAGGTGATGACGATAGCAACTCTTTTCCATCATTTGTTGGTGTTGGTATCAACGATGTGTTCTTTCACCGGAACCGTCTTGGCTTCTTGGCTGATGAAAACATCATCTTCTCTGAAGCATCTAACTACTTCAACTACTTCCTCCCGACCATCATCACTTCGCTGGAAAGCTCCCCGATTGATGTGGCGGTATCAAACAATCAGGTCTCAATCCTTAAACACGCAATCCCGTTTAATGAGTCCCTGTTACTGTTCTCTGACTTAACCCAGTTCACCCTAAAGGCTGATGGATTACTTACCCCAGATACGGTGTCGATTGATGTGACCTCGAACTTCGAGACCTCAAGTCGAGCCAAGCCCGTCCCTGCTGGTAAGTTTGTATTCTTCTCAACCAAGAGAGGTAAGTGGGCTGGTATTCGGGAATACTTTGTTGAGACATCTACTGATAACACAACGAATGCTGTTGAGGTAACCGCACACGTTCCTCAGTACATTGAGGGTGAAATCAAGAAGATGACCGCAAGCTCTAATGAGGATATGCTGGCCTGTATCGCTACAGGTGTGCCTAACTCATTGTTTGTCTATAAGTATTTCTGGAACAACAACGAGAAGCTGCAATCTTCATGGTCTCGCTGGGACTTCGATGGTCGGGTACTGAATGCTGAATTCAATAACTCAGAGATCGTTGTTCTGATTAAGCGTCCAGATGGTGTCTGCCTAGAGCGAATCAACCTCTCGACGGATACTGCCCGAGAGTTCACTACAGGTAGCTTCCCAATCAACCTTGATCGTCGCGTTAAGTTGACCTCAGGTGGAACTACGGTTATCCCTTATGTAGACAGCAACACAGTCTATGTGGCCTCTAATGGTAAGGTGATTACTCAGCCTCAGGTAGCTACTTGGTTGGCTAGTGGTCCTGTCTATGCGGGTGTTCGGTACAACTTCAAGTACAAGTTCTCTGAACAGGTCATTACCCAAGAAAAGGCTCCGGTAACTATTGGTCGCCTACAGCTTCGCAACATGAACATCGTCTTCAATGACTCAGGGTACTTTAAGGTTGTTGTAGCTCCCCTCCATCGTACCCCAAGTGAGTATGTGTTTACTGGGCGTTTCCTAGGCTCTGCAAGTAACCTCGTAGGCCAAGTCTCGATTGACTCTGGCACCTTTAAGGTTCCTGTCCTAGCTAAGAACTCTGAAGTAGACATCACCATTGAAAGTGATTCACACCTTCCCTGCATCTTCCAGTCGGCAGAGTGGGAAGGAATGTATGTATTGAGATCCCAACGCATCTAATATGGCCTATTACCGTCCGGCAGTCATAGAGGATTGCTTGGACTTGGCTCCACGAATGCGTAAGCAAGACATGGATGAAGTGAGGGCTTCTCATGGGCACTCCCCAGTAGAAGCTCTCCTTTCCTCCTATAAGTGCTCTGAAGAAGTCTTTTCGATCATCCATAACGATCAAGTGATTGGGATGTTCGGGGTAGCCCCTGTCGTTGAGCGACTAGGGTGTCCTTGGCTTCTTGCTGCTGAAGAACTCCCTCTAATTTCTAGAGAGTTCCTGCCACAGTCTAGAACGTGGATCGAAAGTCTAGCATCCAGATATGACGTACTCATCAACTACGTCCACTCAAAGAATACTGTCTCCAAGAGATGGCTAAAGTGGCTCGGGTTTAACCTACTAAATGAAAGGACATTCGGAGTGAATCCAGAAAAATTCAGCCCGTTTGTTATGGTGAACCATGTGTGAACCAGCAACCATCGTTGCAGTTAGCGCACTTGCTTTGTCAGCGGCTTCTACCTACGCGAACTATGAGGCGCAGACTGAACAAGCTGACTCAATGAATGCGTATCAGAATGCCCTTCGAGCGCAGAATATTGAAAACTCCAAAGCTGCTTATCTTGCGGATAATGAACTACTTAACCGTCGATTGGAACAGGAACGTAGTGCTGCTGCTGAAGAAAAGCTAAAGAGCACTATAGAAGGACAGAAGATCTCCGCTAAGGCAACTACGGCTGCTGGTGAATCCAATGTAGCTGGTCTGTCTGTAGATCGCCTTCTGTCTGGAATCGAGCGGGATGTGGCTTTCAACCAAGGCACCATCAAGCGGAACCTCGTGAATACCGAAGCACAAGCTGAGGCTAACCGAGAACTTCTTAAGTCTAGCTTCCAGTCCAACGCCAACTCTGTCAGCCAAGGTATGTATATGGGGCCTAGTGGCCTCGCTACTGGTCTGGCTATTGGTGGTCAGGTACTTGGTGCAGCTAGTTCAAATTCAGCAATCAAAGATTCCTTCTTCGGTAAGTCCGGCACCAATTCAACGAATACCGGAACTACCTCTCGAATTACAAAGTAAAGGATAACAATGGCTAAACGAGTACCTGTCGAAGAGGTGCGCCAAACCGCACAGTTACGACCTGTAGCCGCTCCTGTGGGAGCATATGTCCGTATGCCTAACTGGGGTGTCTCTGACAGTATGGCCCAAAGTCGCTTTAGGGCAGCTACAGAGGCATTCAAAGAATTAACGAATATCAGCACTAAGGTATTGGACATCTCGGATGACCAGTACGAGCAGGATCAAGGTATTGCAGCATTCGCTGACTTCCAACGCTGGAAGGCTTCCCGAGATACCTCTCAGGACAATGCAGGGAATCCTGAGGATGTCTTAAACAACATCAATACGCAGTTCTCAGATTACTTTGGTGATGAGACCCGAGGGACTCGTCGTCGTGTACTGGATCGGGCATACCAAGACTATGCAAGTAATGTAGTTGGTGCTCGTACCCAAGAGGCTGCTCGAGAGAACCTTCAGCGTAATGTTGATGACATCTTCGTTGCTGCTACGCCTGACTTTGCTCCCGCTGCACAGGCAGGGAAGGGAATTACTGATCCCAACCACCCAGCCTATAAGCAGTCTTTAGATACAACCCAAGCTGTATTTACCAAGCTCTCTGAGAAGGTAGGCCCATCCAAGGCTAATGACATTCTGGCTAAACGTGCCCAGATGCAAGCCAGTCAGGGTGACTTCTCAATGGTGCCTTGGCTCTATGAGAACAAGCGACACTTAACTCAGTCAAACATTGATGAGTTCAAGGACATTCAACACTTCCTTACCAAGCCTACTGAGACAGAACAATTAGATGTTTATGTCGGCTTGAATAAGGCTATGACCTCAATGAGTCCGGGACAATTCAGTTCCCATGTACGTACTCAAGTAGCTAAAGGTCTGATCTCAGCTGAACGTGGGGCTTCCCTTTTGGAAACCCAACAACGTAAGATTGAGGCTAACAACGAGAAGGTCGTTCTAAACAATGCCTTTAACCAAGGTGCTGCTGTTCTGATCAATGGTGGAAGTATTGCTGACATCTCCAAGGATCAGGTAATCAATGGCAAGGTGGTTGATGGTAAGAAGATTGCTGCGGGTGCTGTCAATTATCTGACAACTGCCCTAGCTAAACAGTATGGTTATGGCGATCCTAACCCTGCACAGTTTGTAACGCCTACAAAGGATAAGGACGGTAACGTCTCCTTTAAGCCTGTTGATACCTCTCTGACGGCTGCTGCTGCCCAGAACAACTACATCTATGCCCGATCAAGTATCCGTAATGAGGTGTGGGATAACGTACTGAGCGATGGTGCTTATGCCTTCGAGAACGTCAACAACCCGAAGCGTGAGTATGTGGTCAACAATGCTGCTGCACTCTATGACTACCTTAGTGTAAACAACCCTTCGTACATCGCAGGACTACCTAAGAACGTCCAAGAGAAGTGGGCTGCTCGTTCTGTACTGAAGCGTGAACGTGTTGATGAAAACACCATCATGCAAAAGCTCAGTCAGCCAGATCTACCCCCTCCTGAGGGTCTTACCCGTAAGATCCGCGACAAGGTTGAGAGTGTCTCTGTTCCTAGCTTCTGGACACGAGTGATTGATGGACAAGGTGCTCCAGTAAACAAGAAGGATCTTGAACAACGCCTAACGACTACCGCAACGACGATTGGTAAGACAAGCCAAGCTACCTCGGCTGGAGTCATCGTTGAGGAAGCCAAGAAGCTTGTTGAAGCCAATACAGTTAATGTCGGAGGCTATGAAGGGGTTTACACCACAGGTCTGATCAAGGATGAACGGATGTTTGATCCTAGGTTGACTAAAGAACTCGGTCGCCCCTTTGAGAAAGCCTTGGCTGAATACGGTGCTGCTTACTACAAGCACTACGGCAAAGGCCCAGCCTTCACAGCCCTTGGAATGGATGGCCTAGCTATTCGCCAAGATGCTCGTGATCCTATGGTCTTCAACATTACCAATAAGGACGGTACGGTTATTCTCAATCGTAAGCCCATCAACATTGACGAAATACTTGACTGGGATCGTCGGAATAAAGAGATCCAAAACAAGGCAGTCGTTGATAAGTCCAATGCAAACCTAAAGGCCAACCGAGGAGGTAACTAAGCATGGCTGAAGTTATCCCCTTAAAAGACCCTGAGTTAATCCTTCGGCAACCTCTAGGCGGTATCTCAAAGCTGGATCGAGATATTGCCACCATTGAGGCTAAGAAGGCTGAAGAGCAGAAGGTTGCCCGTCCATTCGGTGAAAGTATGGACGATGGCCGGAAGATGGAGTGGATCACAGACCTCTATGACAAGAAGGTCATTGATAAGGATGATCCTAACTGGTATTGGACTGAAGAGTCCCGCCGTAAGTACACCGATGGTCTCTTTGATGATGACCTAAAGGACTACGTACTGAATGGTGGGGGTGGCTCAGAGGAGGCCGTACAGTCTCGCTATGACTATGCACTACAGACTCAAGAGACCCTAAAGCGTCTTGAAGAAGACGGCTGGCAAGGTGTAGGTGCGCGTGTACTGGCCTCATTGATTGACCCTGTAGAGCTTACGGCTACTACAGCATTGTCTCTGGGTGCCGGTACGCTTCCTAGTCGTGGTCTTAAGCTTCTCTCAAAGGGTGGCTTAGTAGTTGATAAGCTCGTCCAAGGTAACAAGATTGCCAAGGGTGCTGCTCTTGGTGCTGGTGTTGCTATGGCTAACACCGCACTATTTGAGGGCATCCGAAGCAAGCTTGGTGCTGACCGTAACTGGGAAGATGCTGCTCTTGCTACAGTAATGGCTGGCCCTCTCGGTGCTGGTCTAGGTGCTGCTGGTGCTTCGATGGCTCGTATTGCCAAGCGTCATGAATATGAGCGATTGCTGGAAGCTGGGGCAGACCTGACGGATGCTGAAAAGGCCTTCTATGCAGATGTGTCTACACCTAAGGCTCTCTCTAATCGGGTCATTGAGCATCTCGATGGGGCAGCTAACGACAATGTTATAGGTGACGATAAGCCACTCTCTAAGATTGTTGGGGATGAACCTAAAGACTTCTCTCAGCCACTTGAGGCTTTCGATGAGGCTCCTACGATTCGTGGATCTAATGCGCTTTCGTTATGGTTGCGTAATAGGATCTCCACCTCTGCCCAATTGATGTCTCATCCTGTGGGCAAGGTCAGAGAACTAGCTGGCGCATTGATGCCTAACTTTGCTGGATGGAGTGATGGTCGGGCTGTGAAGCTATCGGCTAATGAGATCCAGCGTAAGTATGCCTTCCAGACTGAAGTAAGGTTCTACCGCTACTTCCATCAACAGGCTAAAGAGTTCCGTGAGCGTACTGGCTTAGACCGTGAAGCATTCAATCTGGACATCTCTAGGTATATCGCTGGGGACACCAGTAAGACCTACGATAAGTCTGTCATTGAGATGGGTGAGCGTGCTCGTCGAATTGTGAAGCAATTAGGTGATGATGCGGTTGCTGTGAAGGCCTATGGGTTTACTCCAGATGCGGTCTCTAACCCTAACTACCTTCCACGCATCTTTGACAATATCCGAGTAGCCCGTATTGCTCAGGATCTACAGGATGGTGAGATCAATCGCTTAGTCCATCATGCAATCGTCTCTCGGATGAAAGCTGCGGGTAAAGAGATTGATGATGAGCTAGATGGTAGCCTCAAGAAGTTTGCTGATGCCTACACCAAAGCAGTAGTCAATAGATCAACCCTTTATAACCCTAATGTTCGTAAGTTTGCTGCCCCAGAGGAACTCATAGATGAGCTAGGGGATGAGCTAACGAAGATGTTTGGGGATGATGCTGCGGTCAACCGTATCGTCTCTCTGGTTGACTCCTATCGAATCAAAGATGCGCCTGATGCCAAGTTCAGTAAACGGGCTAAGTTCCGCGTAGATCTTGATGAGAATGCAAGCCTTGATCTGAAGATGAAGGATGGCACCACAAAGACTATGCGCTTTGATGACCTACTGCATCGGGATATTGAGGATCTCCTCCAGATGTACTCCTACCAAATGGGTGGAGTCATCGGTATGGCAAAGCACGGTATTGGTGTGACGGGTGGGCAGACTTGGGATGAGATGATCGACCAGCTGACCAAGGAGCTACGTGAGTCAGGACTTAAAGGTAACCTTAATGATCTTGGAGACAAGAACATTCAAGAGGTTATTGACCTACTTAATTTTGGCTTCGATACCCTGACCGGCAAGCTGGCTTACCAAGATCATGGTTCTCTTCGTCGTATTCGACATGGGATGAACCAGATTCGTACCCTGTCTTATATCTGGAACATGGGCTTCTCAGGCTTTGCAGCCATGATGGAGTTTGCCAATGTAGTCCTAGACACTAGCTTTAAGACCTCCATGTGGAAGTCTATGCCTCACATGAAGAACATCATTGGGACATTGAAGTCAGGACGCTTAAAGAGTGACCTGATGAATGAGCTAGAGGAACTCTCTGGTCTGGGTGCTGACGTTGCTACAGGTATGCGCCGTAACCAGTTTGATCCTGACTCGGACATCTACTTTGCCAAGTCTGTCTATAACGGATGGGATAAGGCTCTGAACGTAGGTCGAGAAAAGATTGGTATGTGGTCTGGTCTAGTACCTGTGACTGCAACACTTCGTCGTCTGTCTAACCTGTACTTTGCTCTGGACTTCCATAACGCTGCCTTGAAGTTTGCTAAAGGTAAAGATGTAGAACCTTTTGCACGTATCAAGATGGAACAGCTGGGTATCAGCCCAGAGATGAACAAGCGTATTCTGACAATGATCAACCAGCACGCAACTGTGAATGGTTCTCGTCTGAAGACCTTGAACTCTGCAAACTGGGCTGACAAGGAAGCTGCACAAGCCTTTGAAGATGCTCTCTTCAAGAATGGCGTGAGTAACGTACAGGAATCCTTTAACGGATCTACTGGGCCATTTGTTCGTTCTGAGATGGGTAAGACAATCTTCCAGTTTATGGGGTATGTCCTCTCCTCGCAGGAACAACAGCTACAACGCTATGGTGCTCGGATTGCTAATGGGGATGCCCTAAAGGTCACCTCAATCCTAGCTGGGTCATACCTGTTCTCTGTGATTGGTTATATCTCTCGTGCTCACTTCAATGCCTCAGGTATGGGTGATCGAGAGCGTGAGCAATTCCTAGAGAAACGATTGTCTACCGAAGCTATCCTAAAGGGTGGCTTAGACATGACTGGATGGATGTCCTTCTATAGCTTGATGCTGAATGGAGTCACAGGTGTTGTAGGTAAGGGTGATTCTCAGCGGATTGTTAATACACCCGTTCTCGGATTAACGAGCGGGATTGGTAATGGCACATTCAAGGCCTTCAAAGACCTTGTAAGCGACGAAGAGGATATGTCGGATGAGCAATGGCGAAAGGTTGCAAGAGCAACTCTAGGCCCACTCATGCGACTACCGGCAGTTGCACCTATTACCAACCGATTGATTACCGAAATCAACGAATAAGTAACTGAAACTTAACAAGAGGGTCGCCTACGGGTGGCCCTTTTTCATTTGAGGAATCCAAACCGTATGGCTTACTCCTATATTGAGTACGTGGGTGATGCGTCAACTAAGACGTTCAACATCCCCTTCACGTACTTAAAGCAAGCTGACGTAAAGGTCTTTGTAGGTGGTGTAGATACCCCGTTTACCTTTACTTCGGCTAGTGTTGTGTCCTTGGCTACGGCTCCTGCGTCTGGAGTAGTTGTACGTCTTGCGCGAACTACTGATGCAAGCTCTCGAGCTGTGGACTTTCAAGATGGCTCGGTGCTTTCTGAAGCTGACCTAGACACTTCTGCTGATCAGGCCTTTAAGATTGCCCAAGAGGCTATCGACAAGGCTGGTGAAGGGGTGTTTAAGACGGCTGATGGTCTGTTTGATGCTCAAGGGCGTCGAATTAAGAATGCTGCTGATCCAGTAAATGATCAAGATGTAGTGACAAAGAAGTGGGCAGTCACGGGTACTGAATCACAACTACAACAAGCAACTGCTCAGGCTACTGCCGCAGCCTCTAGTGCCACTCAGGCCGCCGCAAGTCAGTCTTCGGCTGCATCTTCGGCTGCTACAGCTTCTACCAAGGCTGGTGAGGCTTCGACTTCGGCCACTAACGCACAATCTAGCGCATCAAACGCGGCAAGTTCCGCAACAGCTTCCGCTAATAGTGCTGCTGCCTCTGCGGTTTCGGCCACGAATTCAGCCAACTCAGCGTCATCTGCTGCTAACTCAGCAACACAGGCTCTAGCTGCCGCTGCCGGTGTGGAACAAGCGGCCGTTAGTGCATTAGCCGCCGAAGAAGCGGCACAACAAGCCGCCAATAGCGCAGCCGAAGCTGCTCTCTATTCTCAACTACGTACCGATCTTGAGTTGGGCGTAACAATTCTCTAAAGGAAATCAAATGAGTCTGCAATCTGCACAAGCTCAACTTATTGCTCGTATCAGCACCCTCTCGGCTACCGAAGATAATCTTCAACAGCTTGCTTATGCGGCAAGAGGACTTGAGTCGTTAAGTGAACAATATGCTACATCGCCTGTTGGATTTTATGGTGTGTCGTGGGATGAAAGTGCTGATACGTATGTACGCACCGGCTCTGCCACTAATGCAACCGCTCTTCCCATCCAGTCCCAACTACGCCGCTGTCTTCTAAACGATGCCGGTAATGTGACCGCTTACTTGCTTGGTCAGGATAGCCGATATACAGAAAACGGCTCCGTTGCTATTTTGAATGGTGATGCTGGTCAAGTGATGGTGGAAATTCCACGTTTCTGGTATCGCTACTCTAAGGTGGGAACTAAGCACACTTGGGAAGTAACTGATGTCCCGACAGCCGGATTCTCGGTACACCCAGCCTTTATTAAGGATGGTGTAGAAGTACCTTTCCGCTACATCGGTGCCTATGAAGGCTATGTATCTGGTGGGAAGTTATCGTCTATTTCTGGTGTTGCACCCACTACCTCACAAACCCGTACCGTATTCCGTAGCCAAGCTGCTGCTCGTGGCTTAGGCTGGCGGCAATGTGAATGGTATCTGCACCATGCGCTCCAAGTTCTCGCTATTGTCGAGTTTGGTACGTTCAAACTGCAAGATGCTATTGGTGCCGGTCGTGTAAACCTGTCTGGTGGTTCGTGGACTGGTGGCAGCTACATTGGTATTACTGGTAAGTCCAACTATCTGGGCAACCTGACGGGTCACCAGAGTATCGGCGGTGCTGTTACTGGTGCCGGTCAAGGTGACTTCGTAAGCTACCGTGGTATTGAGAATATCTGGGGTAACATCTCCGAATTCCGTGACGGTCTGACAGTAGATGCTTCGGCTAATGACACTACTACGCCGGTTTCGTACTGGGCAACCAACAATCGTGCTGACTTTGCTGATACTGGTTCTACCAATATGACGCTTGTGTCGGCTAACACAAACCTTGGTGTTGCCAACGCTGGTTATGTCTCGGCTTTGGAAAATGCTGCATATGGTTTCATTGGTTCGGCTGTCGCTGGCTCGTCAACCACTAAGGTTCCTGATTACTACTACCAATACTCAAACAATGGTAGTGGCTGGCGGGCTCCTTATGTTGGCGGCCATGGGAGTGCTGGTGCTGAGGCGGGTCTCTTCTATCTGAATGTGAATAATCCCTCTTCGAATTCCGGTGTGCATATCGGCTCGCGCGCGGGGTTCTAAAAGATTTATATGCGGTGGTTATTCTCCGTCCCTGTAGTGACTCTTAGAGTGATCTTTCAGTTGTCCTAGCGGGCTCCTTATGTTGGCAGCAATGCGAATAATGGTGCTGAAGCAGGTCTCTTCTATCTGAATGTGAATAATCCCTCTTCGAATTCCAATGTGAATATCGGCTCACGCACGAGGTTCAAGTCTTAATAGTTGTAGTAGTTTGAAGCATTGGATAACCACCCTACCTCTTGGTAAAACACATAGCAATTCCCAATAGATGCTAGTAGAGGGGGCACCCTCGAACCCTTCGGGATAAGACTAGAATGAAACGGTACGGAAATCTTTACCCACAGGTGTGGGACATGGACAATATTCGTGAAGCACACCGCAACGCAAGACGAGGCAAAGCACACTACAAAGAAGTAAAGATGGTTGATGCTGACCCTGAGAAATACTTTAGCATCATCCAAGAACAGCTTAAAGCCAAGACTTACAAAACATCTCAATACACGGTGTTCACACGCCGTGACCAGGGCAAAGAAAGGGTGATCTATAGATTGCCCTACTTCCCTGATCGAATAGTTCACCATTGCATTATGCAGGTGGTAGAACCTATATGGACTAAGGTATTTATCCGAGATACCTACTCAAGCTTAAAGCACCGAGGGGTGCATGATGGTGTAAAACGTATCCATAAGGCAATCCGAAGCAACCCTGAGGGGACTAAGTATTGCCTAAAGATGGACGTAAAGAAGTTCTACCCATCTATTAACCACTCGGTACTACGCTCAATAGTACGTAAGAAGATTAAAGACCCTGACCTACTCTGGATACTTGATGAAGCCATTAAGAGCAACCCAGAGGGAGTCCCTATTGGTAACTACCTAAGCCAATACTTTGGGAATCTGTACCTGACAGACTTAGATCATTGGATCAAGGAAACACTTAGGTGCAAATACTACTACCGTTACTGTGATGATCTCGTCATCCTTCATCACGACAAAGCCTTTCTACACACAGCCAGAAAACGCATAGAAGAAAAGCTAGGAGAACTTAAGCTAATCCTTAAGGGCAACTGGCAGGTCTTCCCTGTGGAGTCCCGTGGTGTTGATTTTCTAGGTTACAAGTTCTATCAAACACACACGTTGCTTAGAAAACGTGTAGCCAAGCAAATGGTTAAAAGGCTTACTTCGGTTAAGAATCATGTGGAGCACTTAGATCCTATAAAGCTTCTCTCCTGTGTGATGAGTTATCACGGGTGGCAGAAACACGCAAACGCATGGAATCTTTTTACGAAACATCTTCCCAGAGATCTTGTAAATACCATTACGCATAAATGCAATAAACCAACATTAAAAGGAATCTTTGAATGAAATCTTATTCAACCGTCTTGCCTCCGTTCATTGTAAGCTCGGAAGGTAAGCTATTTGTTAACTGTAATGCTGAAGAAGTCACCGTTACAGGTACAGAAGGCCAACCGGATCGTACCGAGTTTGTCTTTGACTCAGTTGAAGTAGCTAACCTTGACCGTGACACCCTGATCTCGGGGGTTATGCAAGCCCGTTACAACAAAGACCACGAAATTGCCCTGCTAAATGCCCACCTTCTGGGTACTAAGCAAGTGGAATGGGATGCTTATCAAGCTTACCGAACCGATGCAAAGGCTTTTGTTGACGCTAATCTTGTCTAACACTATTTAGTAGATAGCAAATGACTGAGCACGTTGAACGAATTGCTGTTCTCGAATCAGAAGTAGGTTCCTTAAAGAAAGACCAAGAGGAAATCCTCAGAATCATGCACGAGATCAAGGATGAGATGACCCGCTATAAAGGATTCCTAGGCGGCATCGCATTCCTTGTCTCAGGCCTTGGGGTTGCCTTCACTCTGTTCAAAGATTGGATATTTAAGCACCTCTAATATGTTCACACTCTCTATCCTCGGGAAGCCCTTTAAGGCAACCCTAGACCCTTCTTTAGAAGGTTGTATAGGTGAGTGCGACACGTTCCATCAGACGATCAAAGTCAACCCAAGTCTTCCTGAGGCAACACTACAAGACACACTTCTGCACAAAGTAATCCATGTAGTAGAGGAACAGTTGCACCTCCGTATGACCGAGAAGCAAGTCTTTGCGCTTGCTGCTGGTCTGTATTCGGTATTCAGAGACAACCAAGAGGTTCTTAAGGACTTCTTTTTCCCAACAAAGGAGTAAAGCTTGCTAGAAACCATGCTGGTAAGTGCATTGTTTCCTGCGGCTATCGACCTAGTAAAGAGCATCGGCGGGGCGTTGAGTAGACGCTTCGTCGGTGTTTCTATTGATGATCAGATCAAGCTACAACAAGCTGATATTTCCAAGCTGGAAGCTCTAGCTAAACTGGATAACCCGTATGGCACCCCATCTCAATGGGTAATCGACCTACGGGCATCCTTCCGTTATATTGGTGCTACCGTATGTATTGCTGCGGGTACTTGGATCATCTATGAGGGCGTTACGCTCGGAAACGATGGATTAGTTAACACGGGTATTGAGTTTGTGTCGATCCCGTTCAGTTTCATCTTTGGTGAGCGGCTGCTGTTAGGCCTTAAAGGCGTAACCAAATGAGAGACTACAAGAAAGAGTACAGGGAGTACCAAGGTACACCTGAGCAAAGACGTAATCGAAGCAACAGAAACAAGGCTCGTCGCCTTTTAGAAAAGAAGGTAGGCCGAGCAAAGCTTCGAGGTATGGATGTGGATCACAGGGATGGTAATCCGATGAATAACTCCATCAAGAACCTCCAGATCACCACCAAGAAATACAACAGGGGCAAGAAGTGACTGCTACCAAAGATATGTTGGATAGCCTTCACCGTGCTGTCTGTGAAGACCTAATGGCAAAGATTAAATCAGGGGAAGCTAAAGCTGCTGACCTTGCTGCTGCCATTAAGTTCCTCAAAGACAATGGCATCGAAGCTATCCCAGTTGAAGGTAGTCCATTAGGTAATTTAGTGGACAACCTGCCATTTAACGTAGAGCCGATCTCAAAGTACCGATAGAGGCCTACAGAATCGCTACATACGCGATTTAACTGCGAGAGGGTAGGCAAGGGTATCAAAAGCCTACCCAAATCGCTCCACGAGCGTAATAGATACGTTGGTGAGGGTTTTGCTGTATTTAAGCCCTCTCCGTGTTAGATGTGAGACAGCAATGCCTAAGAAACCCGATAGTTTTCCTGTAGAACAACAAAAACAAGAATTACAGGAAAACCCATTACACGACTTTCGGAACTTCCTGTTCGTCGTGTGGAAGCATTTACGACTTCCAGTACCCACCCCAGTCCAATACGACATCGCTGCCTACCTACAGAATGGCCCAAAGCGATCCGTTATTGAGGCTTTCCGTGGTGTGGGTAAGTCTTATGTAACCTCTGCCTTCGTTTGCTGGCAGCTTTACATGGATCCACAGATAAAGATCCTTGTGGTCTCTGCCTCGAAGTCCCGTGCAGATGACTTCAGCACCTTTACCCAGCGTCTTATCAACGAAATGCCTATCTTGGCGCACCTGAGACCAAGGGAAAACCAGCGGAACTCTAAGATTGCCTTTGACGTAGGCCCAGCTAAGGCCTCACATAGCCCTTCAGTTAAATCTGCGGGTATTACAGGTCAACTTGCGGGTTCCCGTGCCGACATCATCGTTGCTGATGATATTGAAATTCCCAATAACTCAGCGACACAGATGATGCGCGACAAGCTGGCTGAGTCTGTAAAGGAATTTGACGCTGTGCTTAAGCCAGATGGTCGGATTATCTACCTAGGTACTCCCCAGACTGAGATGTCCTTGTACGAACTCCTACCAGATCGTGGTTATGAGATCCGTGTATGGCCTGCTCGGTATCCATCCGATAAACAGATGGAGAAGATGGAGCGTAGGTTTGCCCCCTCCGTGTTAGATGCGATGGCACACGACCCAGAGATCGTAGGTAAACCTGTAGATCCCCAACGATTCTCTGCAACAGACCTATTGGAACGTGAGTTGTCCTATGGTCGCTCAGGGTTTGCCCTTCAGTTCATGCTGGATACTTCCCTGTCCGACATGGATAGGTATCCACTTAAGGTCAGCGATCTGATCGTAATGAGTACCAACGTCGAGAAAGCCCCAGAGAAGCTCATCTGGACTAAGAGTCCCCTGATGGAACTTAAAGATCTCCCTAACCTAGCACTCAACGGAGACAAGTTCTACCAACCTCAGGAGACTTTAGGTGACTGGATCGACTACACAGGCTCAGTTATGTTCATTGACCCCTCAGGTCGAGGCAAGGATGAGACTGCATACTGTGTGACCAAGATGCTCAATGGTTTCATCTACGTGACTGACCTAGGTGGACTTATGGGTGGCTATAACGAAGAGACCCTTGAGAAGCTGGCTAGGATTGCTAAAGCCCAGAATGTGAATCTGATCCGTGTTGAATCCAACTTCGGTGATGGGATGTTCTTGGCTCTCCTTAAGCCTTACCTAGAGCGTATCTATCCGGTCACTACGGAAGAGACCAGTACATCCAAGCAGAAGGAACTACGGATTATCGACACCCTCGAACCTGTCATGAACCAGCATAAGCTTGTGTTGGATATGTCAGTCATCGAGAAGGACTACAAGACCATCCAACAGTATCCTCCAGATCAAGGCATCAAATACAGCCTCATTTATCAGATGACACGGATCACTAGAGACCGTGGTGCATTAAGACATGACGATAGGCTCGATGCTCTGGAAGGCTCGGTAGCTTACTGGGTAGAGCAGATGTCAGTAGATGCAACCAACATCATGGAAGACAGACGACAGCAACTCCTTGAGGATGAGCTAGAGAGGTTCATGTATGGATGTCTGCATGTCGGTGGTGATAAGCCTGCTAAAGATAATCTCTGGGTTGGTCGCAGATAGCTCTGTAGCGACAATCCACATCGTTATACGACATAGTTTCTAGTCCTATATAAATCAATGAGTTAGGGTGCCATACCCCTTACATCTAAGAAGACACTCTATCTCATTGATTATTATAGACAAATAGATAATAGGACTATATCGGAGAAAGGGGAACTCTTTAAGTAAGACTCTAAGTAAACCTAAAGTTAAACCTTTAGATAACCTTTAGTTTAGTTAAAGGAATGTTAAAGGTTACTCTTTAGATATATAACTACTAGTACATATACTAGAGTAAACCAAAGGGTAACTAGAGGTGTACTAGAGGATAACTAGAAGGATACCTAAGGCATATAGTCGGTAGGGATCATAAAGTGATGCTACTGGACTATGTTAGGCTAACTTAAGGTTGGTCTTTAGGGTGGACTTTAGGTGGGCTTTAGGTGGGCTTTAGGTGGGCTTTAGGTGGGCTTTAGGATGGTCTTTAGCATCTACTCCGTGTTGAATGTGTACCGTATCCTTTACAACGTACATTTATAGAAACACTCCTACCCCGAATATTTGGTAGAAAAATCTGAAACACCTCCCCTGATACGAGCGGCGGCAAACACCCCCATAGGGGTCAAGGCGTGGGGCGGCATTACTCGGTCTGTCACAGGTTATGCCACATTATGTGCCACAGATCAGCGTAAGTTGTTGATTTATATGTATTGATGTTGGACTATTTGTCCATTTATCGGTCATCTCAGGTATACCTTAGCATTCCAGTCAACTACTCGCGTCTCTTTTTCTCATTATCAATTTTTTTGGTTTCTTTTCATAATGTGAAATGCTCAAGTCAACCTAAAGCCAACCTCAAGATAACCACAAGCTCACCACAACCTTCGTACTGGTCATCCCATTAGCTCACCGTAGACTCATCTCTAGTCATACATCCAGTATCCATTACGTATTCCATGCTCAGTAATGATCATTGTTATGGTCATTGACTCACCGACCTACTTTCTACGTGCTTATCGCCTAGACACGAGATCAAGCACTATGCGCGAGTCATCGTAGAAGTACAGGACAATAATCAAAAGATTGTTGCTCGACTCTAACTATTGTTGATGTGCAGACCAATGTGTTCGTCTCATTGCAATAACCTTAGTCAGCGCGTAGCCAGATACAAGACGATTAAAAGATTGTTTGATTGATGTACTAGGGACTATCACTCCGTCAGATCTACCTAAAGTCAACCCAAAGCTTTCCCTCAAACAATCTTTGAATCGGCCTAGCGGCACATCTTGTATCTGTCTCCTATTGCGCTGCCTATACGGTATTGCAGACGAACACACAAAAGGTCTGCACACCTTTCAACAATAGTTAGGAGCAACAAAATGATTATCGACCTGAACTTCATCACCGATGACTGGAAGCGCAAAGTGCTTGCTGAGGCTGTCGTGTCCAAGGCTCAAGCACTCCAAAAGTGGTCTCGTGAAAAAGAAATGGACATTGAAGGTTCATTAAATGCTGAGTTGGAAAAGGCTACTGGTTCTGGTGTTGACTTGTCGGTTGATGAGTCCAAGGTTGAGCGACTGTGTAATGCCCTAGAACGCCAGAAGGCTACAACTGAACAGCTTGTGGAGATCACCTCGCAGTTGGCTCAGGAATTCCTCAAGGCCTTTGGTACATCCGAAAAGAAACCAACGCAATCGGCTGTTGATCGCGCAAAGGCTCTCCTCCACAAGTAACCAGATGGGAGCGTCAGGCTCCCTTTTTCATACCTCTTAAGGACTATCACCATGAACTCACC